TTATCTGCTTCCTTTCTCTTTCCTGACATACCTTTGATACTAGCATCATTTGCTTTACCTGCAATATCTCTAGCACCTTTTTGGATGTAACTTGATAGAGTTGATCTACTTAACTCTTGTAACTCAACTTCTTCTTTCTTAGTTTTCTTGGGTTCCCAGATAGCACCTTTACCATACTTAGCAATGATACCTTTCTTTACTACGTCTAGTGCCTTCTGACTATTTGCTCTGCTAATCTTCTTCTCAGCATCAGTCATTGGTTTCCTAGGAGGATTCTTTCTCTCAGGTTCTTTCCAAGTACCTTTCTCTAATTGCTTATCTCTCCAATGATCGTATCCTTCTTCATTCACCTTATACTTCGGAACCTTAGCACCTTTCACACCACGACGTGCCTTATGCTCTGACCTACGAAGTTCGATAGTCTTACCTCTTTTACCCTCAGGATCAAACATACCAGGTTCACTGTGACCTGGTCCTTTTCTTCTGTAGTTTCTGATAGATGCTTTACCGTAATCGCTACGACCTTTATCTACCTTAGCTTCAGTTGTAAGTTCTTCTTTCTTCATTGGTAAACCTTTATGCTTAGTTGAGGCGATGTCTTTGGCATCCTTCCTCTTAATGGTGGCAGCAACTTTGGCAACCTCAGGTGAGGCTGCTTCACCCGTTTTCTGAGCTTGTCGAACCATCCCGAAGAATCTTTGTTGCTTTTTGGAGACTGCGGGCATTCCATCTAGCCTCCGACTATTTGTATCTGTTCGACAACTACACCACCAGAACCTGCTCCTGCGGTGAGTTTAACTGCTCTTGATACTTGAGGAATGTTTCCTGCAGTAGCATCAGCAGCAGACAGTGTATAGTCAGATGCTGAAGATGCATCTATATCTGTAGTGATAGTACTTCCTGTTGCGGATGCAACCTTTTTACCTGAACTAGCAGCAGACTCAAAAGCAGCAACGAAACCATCAGTGTCACCACCGTCAACAGTTTCGATATAATCATCAGCACTAAATGTATGTCTACCACCACCTGAGAAACCAGAGATAGTCAGAACAGCTGGGTCTGCACCAGTTGCAGAAGCGATCTTTGCGTGCTTTGGTTTACCACAATAAATTAATATTGCTTCACCTGCAGCGAGCGTGATTGCAGGACCTGCATCTACTTTAATAGTTGATGCTGCTGCACAGTAGCATCGAAGTACTCCTGTTTTAACCACAATATATCCACTACCATTGGCAGAGATTGTTTGGGTATCTAATACATTTAAAACTGACATTGTTGCCTCTCTAGGTATTACCTATCTACAGTGTTATTTATCTCGCTTAGACTTTAGAAACTTAGCAAGTTCTGCGGTACTACCTACAAACATAGTATTGTTAGTAACCTCTGTGTTCCGAGATTGCTTAGGATTTTCTATATCATTTACTTTCTTATGCAGATCAGCAAGTTTATCTGCAACATCACCAACGTGCTTAATCAATTGACCTGCAACTTCATATGCTCTTGGTTGATCGGATTGTTGTGCTACATCAAGAATTCCATTAACCGCTTCCTGACCTTTCTCAATCAAGTTATATAACTGACCACGAGAGTATTCATAGTCTTGTTTAAGTTGATCTTTAATAGGCTTAGCTTCATCGCTGCGTTTAACGCAACCATTCTCATTCTTGACGATAGAAGTATCGACATCAAGTGCTTCCTCGATGCCATCAAACATACTATTCGTCTGCTCCTGTTGTTGGGTTTCTTGACTTTCCATCTAACCATTCCGATTTTAATTCATTAAATCCGAAGTCATCATCTGCTTCTAATAAAGCATTGTCTGCTGCATCTATCTTCAGAATACCTGCACCACCTGTATGTGTTGCGATAGTACTATTATTCCATCCACGACTAACGTGTAATGTAGTACCTACTATTCTAGTTATATGCATAACTTCAGTATCTACTTGGAACTCATCTCCAACTGCAAGATCTGCAACTGAAGCAACCTCAAAGATACCGTCATTTAGATCAATACTATTAGTAAGTGTAGTGACTGCAGCACCAGTACGATCAACAAGTGATCTAGGTGTAGCAGTATATCTGACTTCTCTTGGAGCAGTAACAACTGAATCCGTAGAGTAGTCCACGATTGCCTTCTTGATGATCTCTCCAGACTTGTCTTGTACAGGACCATACAGATATGTCTTAGCGATAAACTGTAAGGTGTAAATTAAAGTTCTGCGAGTATCATAATCACCTTCATACTGATCATCATATTGTACATCAGTTAGAGTGATAGGGTAGTCTCTCTTCTCTCCTAAAGAAGGTACCAAGTTCATAGTAATATTAAAACTTGGTTGGAAGAAAGGTAGAATCTGCTCAAGAATCTGAAGTGAATCATCCTGATTCTTAGCGAGAATTGCCAACTCAAAATTTACATTGTAAGGTATTGGCATGAACCCTTTATTAGTGGTTGATCCACTGGTATGTCTGATATACTGTGTAGGTGCAACCTTACGAGTTGCATCATAATTGATACCAGTTATCTCAAAAGAGATACGAGGTAGAGTAATCTGTGTTTGATCTCTAGTAGAAAGATCTCCTACCTGACGTAACCTAGCAAGAAACTTTTGCTTAGGACCATAGGCAAGGGGTACTTTCATCACCTCAGTTTTAGAACCCGACGTACGTCTGAGCTCTATGTTGTTAAACAGTGTACCGAATCCGACAACTGTCTTCTTTATAATCTCGTGGTATGAATAAGTTCCTAACATTAGATACTACTTCCTTTATCTCCAAATTCACCAAAGGGGTTACCTTGAGTGAAATCAATAATAGCGTCTGCTTGAGTCTCAAATGTTGCATTTGAGTCAAACTCACTATTAACATTATTTAGTGTATTATATGTAGCAGTTGTCCAGGCTGCCCCTGAAGTCTGCCCTGTGAGCGTCTCAGGCACCGTAAAGATGCCTGTACGATTGTATACCTGTATCTGGTTATTTCCTGCATCAAAGGACTTAACCTCAGCAGATACATTAGATGTACCACCAGTAATAGTTTCACCTACAGTGAACGTACCAGTACCACCTGCGACTAAGTTGACTGCTATAGCATTTGCAAAGTTTGTTTCTATTGCATCTACAGCAGCAACACCAGTATCGATATCCTCGTCGCTGTATTCGAACAACTCACAGCGTAATCCCCATACATATTGCTCACCTAATGTATAGAAAGGAACTTCGTGTTCTACAAATTGTATCTCAAAAGTCTTGTTAGCAAAAGGTATATGAATTAGATCTCCTTCATTAGGTCTACCTTCTACAATTAGAGTTGCGTTATCATCTACTGCTGCAGTGAATCTCCTCTTGGAAACAACGAGGGTAACTTGGTCCTGAATTCTGACTCCAAATTTAGAAAAGATATCACCGTCACCCCTAAAACCACCAGAGTCCTCAATATACATTTCGACGAGGAACGCCCCTTCGAATTTTGATAACGTGTCTTCACCAAATACTCCATCTTCTTTTACTAATGTTCTAGGGATGTAGTACACATCCTTTCCAAACATCTTGATCTGCTCGTCAACTAAGTCTTGTGTTAGACCTTGTTCACCTGCAGTACCTTGTGTGAAATAAGTGTTAGTTGCCATATCATCCTATCATATCTAATGGTGGAGTTTCCCATGTGGTGCGAAGTTGCTCATCAAGGATCTTTAATTCCTCAACAGCATCATTGTAGATCATCTCTCCGTTGAGAGTGACACCACCTGGCATCTGAACATTCTGGAACTTAGTCATATTACTACCCCACTGCTTTTTAATTTTAGCAGCGACATAATCTTTGACCCACATCTGATTGTATATCTCAGTCCATGTGGTTGGGTCTAATGCTCTCCAACATTTAATAACGATGTATTGGTCTTCTAATGAATCTTCTGTCCAGTCAAAATCTATGTAAAGACGATTCTGTACTGTGGAAAATCTTATTGGTTTTAGTCCCTCAAGGATCCAATCGATACTTGATAAGTGAGACTGAATCATATAGTAATGATAAAACTGTGTAGATGTGAAATCATACAAGTCGTTAAGTCTTAACTGATAACGAATATCAAACATATTCCTAGTACCCTTATCAGTAAATCCAAAGAGACCTTCTACTGAAATGATATGATCTGGTACTGAAAGATAGTTTGCTTGTTCAGACCATTCAGTACTACCGTCTACACCAGTACTAGCAGTGTTTGCTTTACCTGCAGCAATTTCAGCAGCAGTAAACTTATGCTTTAGATATACTCTTTCAGCACCATCATAGTGATATTGTTGGAACTTCTGAATCGCATAGTCAATGGCATCATCACACTGATCATCAGAGACATTAATCTCCAATACAGGTTTGCCTAACTTGCGTAAAGCGTATTCTTTTAATTCAGATTTTGAGGTAGGGATTGCCATTATGCTACAAGAACGTAGGTGTTGGATGTGGTGTTAAAGTACATCTCTCCAGATGCAAGACCAGAGCCAGCATCGTTAGCTGCTGATACAATACCAAGAGCAGTGCGAAGTAATGCAGCAGTCAAGTTAGACTGGACAAATGCTGTGGTAGCAATCTGTGTTGTGTTAGTTGCTTGAGCAGCAGTTGGAGCTGTTGGAGTACCAGTTAATCCAGGAGATGCTAATGGTGCTGCATCATCTGCTTTAGTACCTTGTGCAGCAGTAGCGAAGTCACCTGTAGCAGCAACAGCAGCAGTACCAAGACCAAGAGTAGTTCTGGCAGCAGCAGCGTCTGCGTCATCAATTAGAGTTCCACCGAAGGTGCTAACAGCAGAAGCATCAAGTTTTCCAGTTATACCTGCTGTTACACGAGCATCAGCACGAGCATCAGTGTAGTAAAGGTTGGTTGATCCTTCAGATAGATCATCGGTATCAGCAGCAGCAATTCTTGCGTCTGCCCTAGCATCTGTATAGTAAAGATTGTTTGATCCTTCAGAGACTGTATCAGTATCACCCTGAGTATATGTCAATACACCAGTGGTGGAGTTGTATGCTAGTTGTGTGCTGTTCTCAGAGATAGCAGCTCTTGCTCTAGCATCTGTATAGTAAAGGTTACTACCTTCACTAAGGTCTCCAGTATCAGCAGCAGCAATTCTTGCATCTGCTCTTGCATCTGTATAGTATAGATTGGTTGATCCTTCAGCTACATCATCAGTATCATGGTTAGATAGAGATGCAATGGTAGTTGGTGTAGTGTATGAGATAACACCAGTACCACTGTTGTATGATAGAGATCCAGTTGCACTGATAGATGCTCTTGCTCTAGCAGTTGTATGGAATAGATTTGTAGATCCTTCAGTTACATTGTCAGAGTTAATGTCTGCCTGAGTAACAGATAATGTATATGTGTTAGCAGCGTCATCATAGACCTTAGTAACACCTGTACCTGCAATGATAAGAGCATTGATTCTGTCATCAACTCTCTCGTCTGTGTAGTATAGATTGGTTGATCCTTCTGCTACATCATCTGTATCATGATTAGATAGAGATGCGATAGTTGTAGGAGTGGTGTAAGAAAGAACACCAGTAGAAGCGTTATATCCTAAATCTCCACTAACACTGATATGTCCACGAGTCCTAGCAGCAGTTGTGAATAGATTAGTGCTACCCTCAGTTACGTTGTCAGTATCGATGTCTGCCTGAGTTACCTGTAGTCCACCACTACCATCATGCTCGATACCAGTACCGTATGTAAAGGAGTTACGAACTCTTGCTTGAGTGTGATACTTGTTGCTAGTTCCTTCATTAACATCGTCAGTATCAAACTCACCGAAGTCAGCAGATAGAGTTAGTAAGTTACCTGCATCATTGTAGGTAGCAGAAATACCAGTACCACCAGAGATCAATGCAGCAACACGATCATCAACTCTTTCTTCAGTGTAGTAAAGATTACCTGCACCCTCAGCAAGAGCATCAGTTGTATGGTTCGCAATACTACCAACCTGTGACTGGTTGTACTGAATGTTACCAGTAATAGTTAAGTTACCCTGAACTGTAAAGTCAGTTGTTGAGGTAAAGTTATTAACTGTTAATGTGTTTGTACCTGGATTATATGAAAGGTTAGTTGAGTCAGTTCTAATTTCAGTATTACCACTGGTAGATGAAACGAACGCAGGGTAGTAAGTAAGATTAGAAGAAGCAGTTTCAGTTACACTAACAAGAGTTGCACTGTCAGCATTACCAGTTAGGTCACCCGTTACGTCACCCGTAATCTGTCCCGTTACACCGAGTGTGCCACCGATAGTAGTGTTACTTGTTACGTCAAGAGTATTTGTTGTTGTTAATCCAGTGATTGTTGCAGCACCAGAAGTAGAATTAAGAGTAATCTTATCTGTGCCAGATCCATTCTGAAGTATTAATGTCTTACTAGATCCTCTTAGTACAACATTATCTTTAAAGAGTGATGTACTGTTCTGTGTGATAGTTCCACTGAAGGTTGAGTTGCCATCTACATTCAGAGTAGTATCAAAGTCAACTGCACCTGTTACATTGAGGTTATCGGTGATAGTGGTAGCACCGTTGACATCCAATGTACCGTCAACAGCAGTGTTACCAGTAGCACCTGCAACTGTAAACTTCGAGGTGTTGATGATTAGAGAACCATCCATTGTGACACCTGCAGAAGTTGTCAAACTTGTAGCAGAAACTGTTGTTAATGTTGTCTGTCCAGTGACACCCAGTGTGCCTCCGATAGTTGCGTTACCAGTACCACCATTTAAGGTGATCGTAGTACCTGCATTAGGACCAAGGAAGAGATCAGAACCAACATAAAGATCTTCATCGATAGTAGCACCACCCGCAGTAACCATCAAAGCAGCGTTAGCAGATAGAGATGTTGGGTTAGTGTTATTTGTAAGAGATGTAAGTCCTGTTACTCCTAATGTGTTGGTAACATTTGTTGCCCCGTTAACATCAAGAGTTCCTTGTATATCTGTGTTACCAGTTGCTGATTGGACTGTAAACTTGTCAGTACCATCATCTAACTGTATTGCAAATTCTTTATTATCAGCGTTTAATACTACATTGTTTTGGAATGTTGCAACACCATCTACATTTAGAGTGCCATCTAAATCAGTTGCCTGAGTGACATTAAATGTATCGTCAATAGTTGTCGCACCCTCTACATTAAGAGTACCCTGTATATCTGTATTACCGTTATCAGTATCAACACTGAAGATTGTAGCAGCAGATCCAGTCTGTACAGAGAATAATTTATTGTCTGCCTTAACTGTTAGAGCATCAGTAATCGTTGTTAACGCATCAACATCTAATGTTCCGTTGACGGTTAAGTTATCATCAATGATAGTCTCACCAGTATTAGAATCTAAGGTAAGAGCACCAGAGGTTGTGTCAATTTCAGATGAAGCAGCAACACCAATTCTGATGTTGTCAGCAGTAATATCTGTTGATGTAATTGCACCGCTAAATGTAGAAGTTGAGTTGACTGCGAGAGTATCAGTAGTTGTTAACCCAGTTACCGTAACCCCTCCAGAAGTTGTGGTAAATTTCTGATTACCATTATGGTAAATTATAGTTCCAGTGCTATCTGCCTTAAAGAAATATGATGAGTGATTTTGATTCATCAACTCTATCTCTTCAGAAGATATAGTTAGATCAGTATTTCCTGATGTTGAGATGTAAGCATTATCAGTATTAGAGAAATAGTAGATCATTAGATCACTATCATCACCGTAGTTAATACGTTTACCGTCTTCTACAGTAATGGAATCTTTAAAGGTTGATGTGCTATCAACAGTCAGTGTGCCATCTAGTTGCTGATTACCGTCAACATTTAAGTTTCCATCGATGTCAGCATGATCTGTAATATTAACTGTTCCACCTTGTGAATCTAAAATTAGATTTCCAGAGGTAGTACTAATCTCAGTAGCAGCATCAACACCGATCTTAATATTATCAGCAGTGATATCTGTAGAAGTTATTGCTTGGTTAAAGGTAACTGTACCTGTAACAGTGTGCTGATCTCCTGATGCATTACCGATAGTAGCATTACCATCTACCTGAACAGTTCCCTGAATGACTGTATTACCAGTTCCTGCATCAACAGTAAATTTAGTATTGTTAACAGCTAAGTCATCAGTTACATCAAATGTTCCTGTGACATCTAAGTTACCACCAATAGAAGCGTCATCAACAACTACTAAATCATCACCAACATGTAAATCTAAACCAATACCTGCACCACCACCAACAATTAAAGCACCTGTAGATGAGTTTGTAGCATTGGTTGTGTTAAAGAGTTTTAAACTACCTGCATCAATACCAGATCTTGTTCCTGAGAATACTTCTGAAGAGTTAGTAGCATCATCATATAATGCAAATCTACCTGCATCATTATCCCAACCAAACCAACCTATCTTAGCAGCACCACTATAATATCTGAACTCCACACCACGATCCTTACCATCATCAGAACCAGGAGCAGTGTCGCCACCCAATGTAATGATAGGATCATCTAAAGTAACTACTGTAGAATTGACTGTGGTTGTAGTTCCATGAACTGTAAGGTTTCCATCAACGATTGCGTTACCAGTAACTTGGAGGTTATTAGTACCTGCGATTGTTACATCTGCATTAAATGTTGACTCAGAGTTGACAGTTAGTGTATCTCCGCTAGAATCACCTATAGTGGTGTTTCCATCAACAGTCAAATCACGGTTTAGTAGAGTGTCTCCGTGAACTGTTAAGAGACCTACTGAGTTAGTACCTAGACCATTTCTACCAATGACAGTGTTACCATTGTCAGAATCGACAGAGAATTGTGTCTGGGCACTAGCGTTATTAATATTAAATACTTCGTTATCAGACTGAATAATTACTGAATCATAGATTGTAGTTTGTCCATCTATAACTACAGTGCTATTAAAGTCTGCTTGACCATCTACATTAAGTGTAGTGTCGAAATCAACTGTACCATTGACTGTGACATTATCAGTGAACGTTGCAACTGAATTAACAGTAAGCACATCAGTATTTGCATTACCAAGAGTAACGTTATTACCGTTTGCATTAAAGTTATTTTCGAATACGACTGCAGAACCTACATCTAAGGTTCCTCTAATATCTGTATTACCATTGGTTGATACTACTGTAAACTTATCCTGAGATCCATTAGTGATCTTAAAGTTCTTACCAGTTGTATCAAGAGTAATATTGTTATGGAATGTTGAGTTGCCATCAACATCAAGAATGTCATTGAGGGTTGTAGCACCATCAACATCTAATGTATTGTTTAAGGTTGTCCCACCATCTACATCAAGAGTACCATCTGTGTGGGTATTTCCGTTGTCAGTATCTACATCAAATACACTGACACCTGCAGCAGTTTGGATATCAAACTTTTTATTATCTGCTTTTATAATAAGGTTATCAGTAATTTCAGTTTCTAACTGAACATCTAATGTACCTTCTATTACTGTATTACCATTGTCATAGTCAACAGAGAATTTATTTACACCAGCTGCGTTCTGTATACTGAATGACTTATTGTCTGCCTTAAAGATTACATTATTATTAACTTCTGACTGTCCTGCAATAGTAACAGTTCCACCAATATGTGCGTTCTCAGAAAGACCTAATCCCCCCGTGACCACCAACGTACCCGTCGTGGTTGAGGTTGATCCTGTGTTTGTTGTGAGTCTGAGGTTACCAACAATGAGAGGAGCGTCAGTACCAGAGAAAACTTCAGAGGTGTTAGTGGCGTTGTAGAGGAACCTAAACCCGCCAGTGCCAGACCATATGTTAGAGTCTGCATAATCTTCGTCCCACCCAAAGAACCCGACTCTTGCTTGTGTGTCATAATATCTAAATTCTATACCACGGTCTTTATTATCGTCTGAACCTGGAGCAGTATCACCACCCAGTGTGAATATAGGATCATCAATGGTAACAACAGTAGAATTTACCGTGGTCGTTGTACCATCTACCTGTAGATCTCCACGAAT